TCAGCAAGGATCTCAGAGGACAGAATGTTTGCCAGCTCTGACTCAGCATCCAGACCATGGATAGCACGCAGGTCTTGTGCGAGTTCGATGCTGTACTCTGCCTTCAGAGCACGGGACTTAGCGGTAACAGCAATCTTTTCGATGCTGAAACCCATCTCGCGGAAGTCAGGAGCAGTGCCGTCGCTGTCCAGTGCCTCAGAATCCTGAGTGGACATTGCATGACCATTGGTGTAGTAACCCTGAACGGTGTTCTCGTTAGCGCCAGAGAAGGTGTCGTTCAGAACTGCAGGGTTGTCGCCTGTCAGTGCATCAGCAGCACCTGTAACGTCGTTAGCACCTTGAGTACCCGACTGATTAGGATTGACTTCGTTGAAGAATGCTTCAGCACCTTGCTGACCATCGTAGCGAGCACGCATTGCGAAGATCAGTCCAGTAGGACCAGACATTGGTTGAACGCCTGCCAGGTCATATGCGACCAGATTAGGCATTGAACGGCGGATCAGTGAGATCAGAACAGGGTCGAAACCTGCAACAGGACCAGCAGCAGCAGCAGCGGTCGAGAAACCAGGAACACCAGCGCCAGCAGGATCGGTGTTAACGGTTGGCAGTGCTTCCGAAAGAATTTGACGCTCTTCGCGGATTACACGCTCTTGGTTTTCAAGCAGGATGGAAGTGACAGCTTTCTTGTAGTTATCTTCAATCTTTGGAAGATCACCGTGCTCAAGAACAGGTGCCCACTTCTCCTGGAGGTGTTGGGACATGCCTAACATTTGATTTTCTCCTAGTAAGTAAGTAGTGGTTTAATAATTATTTCCAACGGGAAATTGCGCTAACATACGCAGCCATTGGACCCTCGACAGGGGATGCAACTTCATCAGTTGCAATGTCTTCCTTCAGTTCAACCTTTGCCTTAGGGAAATAATTTTCCTTAATGGTTTCGAGTTTTGCCTTAAAGGACTCTTCGGATTCAAACTCAACTCCCTCTGCGAGAGAAGCAAGCTTCTCTGCTTGGGTTTGAGCAAGACCCTTAGAAACTTCGGTGATTGCTGACTCTCTTACGAAAGCAGAAATCTTACCGTTGAGTGACACATTTTTTTCAATCTGCTCATTGAGCTTCTCTTCCATCTCATCTAATTTGTTTGTCATCTCTTCGAGAACATCATATTTATCTTCAGGGAGTTCTACATAATTTGCTTCAAAAAGTTGCTTCATGCCAGACATGAAGTTATCAACCATTTCCAGTTTGATGCCGTTGTGGATTTCGAGTTCATTCTCTTTTCTCCACTCTTCGGCAACATATGCGAGGAACTTGTCCATCTTCTCAGCGAGTTCTACTTTAAGAGTTTCAACTTGCTCAGAGAGGCGTGCCTCAAATGCTTCTTCAATCTTCTTGGTTTGCTCAGCAAGTTTTGCCTTAACTGCTGCTTCGAAGATTGTCTTTGTTTTTTCCTTAAACTCTTCGGAGAGTTCTTCGCCAGCGATCAGAGCATTTACATCTTCTTCAACGCTGAACTCAGGAGTTTCGGTTACAACCTCTTCGGTTGTTTCTTCTTCTTCCTTCAATTTGCCAGGTGCTGCATCGCCTGGTTTAGCGTTCTTGGTTACATGACCATCGCTAACCTTTGATGTACCCTTGTTGGCAATCTTGGAAGAATCGTTATCTTGCTTGTAGTTCTGATTAGTAGGACCGCCAAGATTATCTTTAGCGGTATCTTGAGGAGCAGGAATAGAAGCAGCAACCATGCCGTCTGCCTTTTTGGCACCATCAGTTGGCGCTTTTTCCTCAAGAGTTTCTTCTACGAAAGTTTCAAATTTCTGGTCAACTGATGCTGACATGTGCTATTCTCCTTTGAATATAATCTGTTAGATTTCTATAACTTATTTATAAATTATAATCCTTTTAAGAATTTTTCAAACGCGGCAACTTTGCGCTCCTGAAGGTTATACAATGTTGCGTGATCTAATTCTTGTTTTAACTGTGCAATATGGCGTTCTTTAAGAATACCATTGTTCCACACCCACTCCTTTCCTTCCATAATACCTTCAACAAAAGCATCAGGTGCAGAAGGATCTGCTACAATATCTGCAGCAGTTGCAAGCATGAAATCATCACGGACATAATTTACTCCGCTTCTTTCTTGAAGTGAACCAACACCTCTAGAAGAAACTCCAAGTTTTACTCCCTCATCAATTAAAGATTTTGCAATCTTACCCATAGGGGTATCCAGAAGTTTTGCTTTACCAATAAAATTAGTTCCCTCTTTTTGGAGTGAAATAATTTTATGGGATACACGGTCAAGATTTACAGTAGGACCTTCTGGATGACCCAGTTCTCCTAATGCACGATCTTTAGAAATATAGGATTCGGTATATCTTTGAACTTCTTTTTCAAGAACATTCAGAGGATATACTCTACCGTTTCTATTTTTAATATCAGATTGCAGGAAGATGCCCTCAATGAAGTGATTCTTTTTAGAACCATTTTCTTCAATGAGAAATTCTACGCTTTCAATCTGTTCCGTGATCAGTTTCATCTTCTGTTTCTTCGGGAGTCGTTTCTAAATTTTTGAACATATTTGCACCAACCTTTTCTTTTTCAAGAGTAAGGATGGACGCCGCCTTGTTCATAATAATATCTTTCACAGCGTCAGACGCATCACTAAGTTGATCTTTCATGATCATGTCAACAATTTTTGTAGGTTCCATGATTTAACCTCGCTTACTATTTAGTGTTTGAATTTCCTGACGTTTTAGGTGCAGGTGGGTTTTTCAATTGATTTAGTTGCGCTTTTTGCGTTTCCATATCAATCTCAGCAGATTGCTTTTCTTGAGCAACCTGATCAAGGGGATCAATAACTTGACCCGCCTTAATCTCATTATTTATCTGCTCTCTCATTTCTTCAATTTCCTGCTCAGTAAACTGCAGCAGTTGACGCATGACATAATCTTGAGAGAAGTATTTGCCAACATAGAGATCCAGTTTATCCAGAACATCCATCTTAGCTTGAAGCATATCAAGATCAGATCTCTCTGAGAAGTGATTATCATAAAGATAATCATACTGGATATGCTCTTTCATTTCCTCCCAATCTTCAGGAGTGATAACACCCTTAAGGATCAGTTGTGTTTTAAGTAGGTCGTGTAATAGATCAGAGAACTTCTTACGGAGGCGACCTACAAATTTGGTAAACTTAATCTCATCTCTATTGATCTCTTCTGATTTACCAAGATCAAATGACTTGTCACTTTCTAAACGTGAAGGTGGTACGTTAAGTGCCTTGTAAAGTTGAGTTTGGAAATACTTAATGTCAGTAAGTTCTCCAAGGTTTTGTCCACCAGGGAGTGTAGTGATTTCAGTTCCTCTGCCACCTTCACGACGAGGAAGCCAGAAATCTTCCAGCATAGACATGTGCTTTTTGTCGTCACGAATCTCACCTGTATTTGAATCATATACAAGTTTATTTCTGTAGCGTGACATTACCTCACGGAGATATTGCTCCGCTTTGATCTTAGGTAAATTACCAACATCAATGTAGAAAATTCTACGTTCTGGTGCTCTTGACAAACGATAGATAACAATGCTATCTTCAAGCATTCTGAGTTGATTCAGATACTTGATTGCTTTGTGAAGATGACTTAATGTAATATTTCTACCCTGGTCTGTGACACCAGATGTGATAGATGCAATTGCATCTTTTGCAATTTTAATTCCCTGATTAGTGTTGTTTACACCTTTATTGTTGTAAACATAAAACTCAGTAATTTTACCATAATCATATTTCATGAACTGGTCAGCATCGACTGGTGGTTTCTCCACCAGACGAACCTTTTTAATTTTCAAAGGATCGATATAACGCAGTTCTAAAATACCTTTTGAAGGATCTTCTAGATCAATTACTTTATGATAATAGATACGACCATCAATGTACCAACGTCTGAAAATTTCGTGTGCAGATTTATCAAAATCTAACAGACGTTTGATTTGATCAAACTCGTTTCTGATTGCTGTTTTAATTGATTCTGATGCTTGAAGATTAGACAGTTCAACTTCTACAGGACTGTCATCTTTATCAGTTACAATTGCTTCGTTTGTAATATCTTCGATAGCACTGTCAACTTCTGGTTGAAGTGCCATTTCTCTGTAGCGTCTGATAAGGTTTATCTCATCACGCTTCTTAGTATCGTCAAGATCCACATAATGACCAAACCATCCCCCGTAAGGAGTGATGGTTGAGGCAGCATCGTTGTCTGTAGGAGGAACAGGGGACGGAGCGGACTTCGCCCCCTTTTTTAAATCCTCATCTTTGATTGAAAAACCAAATAGTTGTGCCATTCCAAATTTGAACTAACCGTTAAACTATTTAGTATCTTACGAAAGTGCCGTATTACGGGTGGTGAGTTCACCATAACTATCTGGATCTGCACCTGCATCAAAGTACTGATACTGGAATTCAACATCAAATTCTTCAATCTGATCGTTGCTATCAAAAGCAAGGTTGATAGCACCTACGCTGCTTGGCCAAGCACCAATCAGTTTATATGCTCTCAGATTTGCATTAGGATCATTACCAGTACCACCAGCAGTAGTAATATCTTTTGACTTTTGAACAATATCAATATCCTGGAAGAATGCTCCAGATGCATTATCTCCACCAAAGTTTAAAGTACCAAGGTTTTCATCAACCTTGTTACCAAGGTTTACCCATTGCTCAAATGCTCTTCTCAGATCAAAGTCCTTAGTGTTATAGAAGGTTGCGGTCCAAGATTCAAAGGTTCTATCACCAGGAATCTTGAGGAAACGACCTCTAAAAGGAACTTCAATAACTCCCTGACTATGACCAGGGAGTGCTGCTGATCTGCAGAGGAAACCAGTTTTTGCGGTTAACTCTGAACCAGAAGGAACATTTACTAATGCTGCTGATGGGAATTTGACTGAAACCTCATAAAGGTTGGGGCGAACCCCACCCTTTAATTGAGTTTTGAATTTCGTGATGTTTGACATTTTTTGAGATCTCCTTGATTTTATTTATCAGCGGGCAACAACTTCAGAGAAGCTGATTCCAGTTCTCGTAGCAACAAATGTCAGCGTAATGAAGTTAATAGAACGTGCTGGTTGAATATAAATATCAGCAACAAACTCGTTCTGATCAATAACTGCTGAAGTATTATTTGTTGAGTCGCAAACAACCAAGAAGTCATAAAGACCTCTTCTTGCTTGAACATCACGGAGGAATGGTTCAACAACACCCTTGAATACGTTTCTTGTGGTTTCGTCGTTGATTTCAAACAGTTGTGCTTTTGCTGCTTGTTCAATTGCCTTTTCTACAACCAAGAACAGACGACGGACGTTAATTCTGTCGAATGCAGATGGGTTAGCAAGTGCAGTTTTATCACCAAAGAGAACAGCACCTTGACCTGGGAATACAGCGATTGGGTTGATTCTGTTGGAATACAACTCATCTCTATCTAACTTGCTTGGGTTCCATGCAAGTTTAGCAATATTGCGAATGCCACCTCTTGAGAAACCTGCAGGTGAGAACCATGGTTCTGCACTGATTGCAGTGCTTGCTACCAGACCAGCAACGTCACTGTTGCAAGGAATGTAACGATATACATCGTTCCAACGGTCATACACATACTTGTAGTTTGAATCAAGTACTGCGTATGAAGTGCTGGTAACTTGTGAGTAGAATCTCTTCAGGTTCTTAACAATTTCTCTGTTTGTAAGAACTAAACCACTATCAGAAATGATATTTCCTTTATGTGGTGAGAGGAATGCAACGCAATCTTGTCTTGTAGTAGCAAGACCAGCAAGGTAAGTTGCTTTTAATCTGGTATCCTCCTCGCTAGAGAGTCCAGGACCCATAAGCAGGTAATCTAATGATACTGTCTCAAGATCTGCAAATGATTCATATGCATTGTTTACATCAGTAACTGTAACATTCCATGCTCCACTTGGGAGGGTATCATAATCTTCGCCACTGGTTAATCTAAAGCTCTTAGCACCTACGGGTGCGAATGCAGCGGTTTTGTTTTGATATTCAAAAACAGTATCACCTGCGTATACATATCTACTTCCAGTTGAAACTACTCCTTTGTAGTAGTTAGATCCGCCTTGAGCACCTCTTGCATCTTTTGCTTTTGAAGCATACAGGAATGTTTCAAGAATGGTGTTTCTTGCACCAGAGATTGAACCATCTTCATCAACAACTGCAACGTGTACGCTGTCTCTTACTTCTACTCCACCGTAGAAAGCTTCTGCATCTGCAGATGCCAAAGGACGTGCTACAACTGCTGCCCAGGTTAAACCTGATCCTTGATACAGTTCTTTAGTTGCATACCACTGTTCGCCATCATCTAATGAATCTGCAAGGATTGCGTTTCCTGATGTAGCGCCAATTGTCAGAACATCTTCTTCAACAAAGAGTTGCCCTGCTCCAGGAGCTGGTACATAAGAACCATTACTTTCAGTAATAATTACGTGAACATCAGTGTAAGTAATTGAATCAACGGTTGCTGTAGTTACGTCAATAACTTTACCGTACTTAGAACCACCGTTAGTAACGACAGCACCAACTGCAATGTTAGTTGCGTTTGATGGGGAATTAGAAGTCAATCTGAATGACTGTCTTGGTCCGTTATCAATGGTGCAAACTCTTAATGCATTACCCCAGATACCTGGAGTTTTTCCAGCAAATAACCAACCGTTTGCATTTCCTGCATAGGAAGAATCATATACGTCGCTGTTGGAGATCTTGATTGCTGCTGCAGCGATTGTTGCAGTTGCAGTTGCAGTTACACCAGGAGCAGGAAGTGATACAGTTAAACCAGTAGTATCACTGTAGTTACCAAAAGTGGTAACGTTAATTCCTGTTACAATTCCACTAGAATTTACGACTGCAGTTCCAGAGAATGGAGTGATTGCAGTTCCACCAGATACGCTAACTGGATATGAACCGTTTGGATCATAGTTTGTACCACCAGTGGTAACGGCAACTACAACACCAGTTGGAGCATCAACAGTTAAGGTTGGTGCAGAAGTATAACCACTTCCACCAGTAAGGGTGATTTGGGTAAGTTCACCTGCAGCATTAATTTGAGCAGTTGCTTGACCACTAGTTCCACCACCACCAGAAACTGTAACGGTTGGTGCTGCAGAATAACCACTACCAGGATTGGTGATTGTTGCAGTTCCAGTTAAGGAACCAGCATCCAAGTTACCTGCACCAGCAGTTGCGGTTGCTGTAGTTCCTGCTGCAACAGATGCAAGAGCATTTTCACCTACAGGTGCAATCGTTACGGCTGGAGCAGAAGTGTATCCAGAACCAGTTTGAGTGACCAGAACGCTAGTTACTCTTCCATTTGCATCGATATTTGCAACACCTTCTGCACCAGATCCACCACCACCTGAGAAGGTTACTGCTGGATTAGAGGTGTACTTACCATTTGTTTGTGGATTGGTAATGGTGACCGATCCTACATAATTACCTACTCTAGCAATAGAGTTTTTCAGATCATCAGTATCAATTCTGACGACTGAAAGAGTTCCACCGTAGGAAAGATAGTTGGTTGCAGACAACCAATACTCTGCATTGTTTTCTACGGGTTCGCCAAATTCTGCGATTAAATCTGCTTCTGAACCAATCAGAACTGGAGAACCAAGTTCTCCCTTTGCGAATGGTGCAGCAAAACCTGCGATATTGTTGTTCGCAATATCTGCTCTGCCGTTGGTAAGGTCTTTTTCCCTAACAACAACTCCAGGGGAGCGTAAAGTTGCCATCTGTATCTCCTTAGAAATATATCATATTTTCTAAATCTATTTATTATTTTGACGCACTCAAAAGGGGAAACAATGCATGAACACCCTACCAATCAGGATACTCCCATCTTTTAGAGTCGTTTTTTCTTGCATTAGAAACTCTGCGTTTAGTGCATTGCTTACACTCGTAAGAGTATGCTGAAGGGAATCCCTTTTTATTTTTTCTTACCAAATAGAAGTCAGTTAATAAATCTTTTTTAATATTACATGTACGGCATCTTCTTTCATTGAAGAGTAAATGATCAAGTTCAAACTCTTCATCAAATTCCATTATCTATACTCCCACATATAACTAAGATCTCCATACTCACTTGTCTGCCCCATGTAAGATCCATTACCATCTTCAGCAATATACCAAACGTTACCCTGACTATCGAGTTCCTCATAAGTCCCAAGACCATCATCAATAAACCCAAATGGTGACATGTCTTGTTCTACTTGATTCTTTTGCTCTTCGTAGATTCTTCTTCTGACATCATTTTCAGTCAATTCTTTAAAATAATCTTGAGCACATAACCATGCAAAGATAACCAGGCACATTGCAAGGTCATCATTACACCCTTCTTCTGCTTCAAAGGATTGTTTTTTCTGGATAAACGTAGTAAGTTCAGCAATGATATCGTAGTCAGACACCAATAATTTATCGGTTTCAATCAATTGTTTCAGATTAGAACACCCAATCTTTTTAACAGTGGTGCTCATCTTTACACCAAGTTGTGTCTTAGAACCAGAGAATCCTTGACCGACTAATTGACCAGCACGACCCCTCATGGCACACATGAGAAGATTCTCATTTTCAAGATCATACTGTAGAATAGATGCTACTTGATCTCCAATGTCATTAACTTCACAAAGGATAAATGCTTTGTTATAATTAGTTGCTACTTGGTGAATGATGTTTGGGAACACCATTGGTTTGATTGCATTGTTCCTGTAGATTCCAACTACTTTATATGGAACTGTTGTAATATCATATAGGATAAATGCAGAGTAGTCATTATTAACACCACGAGAAACGTCAACCGTCATGAGGTACTCATGATTCTCAATTGGTTTTTCGTATATCTTCAATCCACCACTATCATGAATGGGTTGTTCATACGTCATTGTACGAAGTTTGGATGCTGAGATCAGCGTATCAACCGATCCAAGGAATTCACATTCAAACTCCTGAGTGAACTGTCTTTCTGATGTGTTAGCAATGGTCTGCTTCTTCCATGCATCATCTCTTCCTGGAACTTGAGACCAATGTACTTCAGTTCTAGTGTATTCATTTCTATTCAACTCTGAATCATGCCAGAGTTTATAGAACATATTCATCCCATTTGGTGTTGAGATGATGATGACTTTTGTGCTTTTACCAGAAGAAATAGTAGGATAAACAGAACTAAAGAATTGCTCTGCAATATGGTTTGGAATGAAAGCGAACTCGTCGAGGAAGATGATATTAAACGACATGCCTCGGACAGCAGACGCAGATGTAGAAGCTGCCAATATCTTACTGCCATTTTCTAACTCCATGTTACCTTTGTTGTACACCACGATACCTTGCTGCAACCAGATCGGCAAGTTTTCGTAAGCAAGTTGTAACCTTCCTAAAAGTTCCCTAGCAGTGGATGCTTTGTTAGCAAGGATACCAATTGTAACGTTATCATTAAAAATAGCATAATGTAACAGGTAAGAAACCACCGTAGTGGACTTACCTGTTTGGCGTGGTAGTTTTGCAATATTGAATCGGTTCTTATGGAACCTCCTAATCATATCTTCTTGGAAATCCCACATTTCAAATGGAACAAGACCATGATCAAGTGAAACAATTTTGATGTAATGTTTAGCAAAATATACAGGGTCTTGTTTACATTTTAAATATTCTTGGATTTGTTCTTGAGTGAAGTTAATTGCAACGTTCGCTCTTTTTAAATTGGGATTACCAAGATAGATTTCATTAGGACTCAAACTCATTTTTTCTTACCGCCATTCTTTGCTTTCTTTGCTGTCGCATTCCCCTGATTCTGCTTCTTGTTGTTTGCAGATCCCTTGTTCTTTGCTTTCGACATCATCCATCTCCTTGAATGCCATAATCAATATATAGGCAACACAATACGCTGTGAACGCTAGTCCACATGAGAGAAGTATGATTACACTCCAAACAACTTCTACTCCCATTTTGGAGGTTTCGCAGGACAACTCATGAAGGGCAACTTCGTTTTAAGTGGCATAAAACAACCACAAAGTTTGCACTGTTTGGTTTGCTCTTTAAAATGTTCGCAAGTTTTACAAATCTCGTAACGTTCGTCAGATGTCATAATTTATAATCAGGTATAATTATTTATCCCCAAAAGGATCGTCTTCTATTAATTGTGATAATCTTTTTTCCCAGGTAATCCCACTAGTAGATCCTTTGCATGGATTGATACATGTATCATCACCAAGTTTATTACATACTAATCCAGCAAGATCGTGAGGGTCTCCCTCTTTCTGAGTTCCAGACCAATAGTGCTGTCCACCGATCCATGTTGCCCCACACTTGGGGCAAATTTTAGTATCCATGAGAATACTCCGCAAAGGAATATTCTATTTAGGAACACTGTATCATGCTGTAACAATAGTTACTTAAGTTATGTAAATTATGGAGTTGGATTATCTACAATTATCATATCAAAGTGAGCATAGGTATCAACACCAGAAGAACCTGCCTTTGCTCTCAATTCAATATCAGTTTTCTCTGGGAAGTATAGCGGTGATGTAAATGTATGACTATAATGAACACCAGCAACTTGGAACAGATGCTGTGTTCTGAATACCTTGCCAAACAATCTGGACTTCAGAACAATAGTAATCTCTTCATTCTTTAGAGTGGTAGCATCTAAGTTGAACAGATAAGCACTCTTACCAGCAGGAACAGTGTAAAGAGACATCAAAGTTTGTTGTGCCTCAATACCAATCTGTAGAACTACAGTAGCACCCTTTGATAATGTGAAGGCAGCACCTAATGCTTGTGATCCAGAACAGAACGCTCTGAATACACGCTTCCATAATGTCTGTGTGGTTTGTGCTGTGCCATCAAGTGTGAGAACTTCTGTCGTTAGTTCCCAGTTTTCGTTGAGACCTTGAATGGTAACTTCTGCTCCGTTGTTTAGAACATCAGCATTTGTGGTAAGTGTGGTGGCAGCGGTATCCATGGTCGCCCAAGGATATAAGTTATTGCCATCCCAAATAGTTTCGTAAGATCCATTTGCTAGATCTGTGTTAGCACCAAACTTATGGACGTATTGGTATCCAGCAATCTGTCCGCCAGAGATGGGGATATTAGAAGCAGCACCAAACGAGTTGATGGGGTTGCCGTCTTCATCTCCAATCATCACTACTTCAAATAGTGATGTTCCGTTAGGTAAGTATGATTGAGTGCTTTTATTCCACTGTGCCATTTTTTATCAAGCGAGGTATGCTACGGGTGTTGCCCAAACTTCAGCAGTGGCACCTGTGGTTGCTTGCAGAGTTTCATCATACTCTTTTCTGATGAGTACTCTTTCTCCCGCAGCAATCCACAGATTATTGCCGTTGCTGTTAACAATAAGAACAGGAACAGTATTAGTATTAATTACAGATACAATAGTTGCATCTCCAACTAAATTTGCACCTGCTTGGATATCTACCGATAACCCTTTTGTCTTGAGAATCATCTTACTAAGTTTTATTATTATTTATTATCTAGGAGACCTTGCTTGATCAGTTTAGACAATTCTGCAGTTGATCCAACAAACAAGGCATTGTTGTTGGTAACCTTCTGCTTGGACTTAGGACCTTCTTCAAGATCCTGCATCTTCTGCTGCAAGGCAATCAGTTTCTCAGTGGCGTCAGAAACACTCTTAACGAGTTGTCCAGCGACTTCAAACGCTCTTGGGTGGTCTGTGTTATTTGCCACGTCTAAGATGCCTGAGAGCGCCTCCTGCCCCTTCTCTATGACATCATAGAGTTGACTCCTGGAATATTCGTAATCTTTTTTGATGTCTGCTTCAACATCAACAATACGTTCTTTCTTCTTTGGTTTTTCTTCTTTAGTAGAGACAATCTCTGTCTCTACATTTAAACTATCTGCAATACCATCGTATTCATTCATAGGTCTTCAAAGAATGAGGAAGTTTCATTAAATCCAAAGTCATCTCCAGGAAGCAGAAGTGAATCGTCAATGGTGTCTACTACACCATCATTATTCTTATCTTCTAGTGCCTTAGGTGTTACTTCATATTGTCTGTAACGACCTGGAGTATTAAGATCAGTTGTGGTATACTGCTTTGCAATTGCTTTCTTAATCAAACCTGTATCTGTGGTAGGACCATAGATATAAGTTTTCATAGTGAATGTAAGAGTATAGATTAGAGATCTTCTAGTGTCAAAATCTCCTTCATAGTTATCATCAAATACGATATCTTTTAATACAATAGGAACATCTCTAACAATATTTGCTTCCTTTACTAACTCAACTGAGAGATTAAAAGATGGTTGAAAATATGGAAGAATTTGTTCTGTAATTTGCAGAGCATCATCTTGCGTCTTTGCAAGAACGTTTAATTCAAAATCAATATTATATGGAACTGGAACATATGTTTTCTTAGTTCCTTCTTCGTCAGAAGTTAAACAAAACTGAACTGGACTTTGCTTTCTTCCTGGATCATAACTAACACCTGTCATTTGGAATGAAATCCTAGGAAGTGTGATAGCATTGGGTCTACCAAGATCTGGTTGCTCAGTTAAACGAGCGAGAAATTTCTGACGTGGACCATATGCCAAAGGAACTTTCATTCTTTGGTATACTGTTCCGTCTTCGTTAAATTTACGAATTTCTATATTATTAAACAGAGTACCAAATCCAACGACACTCTTTCTAATAATCTGATTATAGTGATAAGTTCCTAACATAACTAGTTCCTATTTCCAAATTCTCCAAATGGGTTACGCTCTGTAAAATCTAAAATTTCATCTCCAAGGGTTTCAAACTCAAAGTTTTGAGAATAAGGATCCTTGATATGAATATCATCAAAGCTAGAAATATTTATAGAGAATCCAGATTCCTCTCCTGTGAGAGTTTCTCCAACAACAAATTCTCCATTAGGTGCTCTAAGTTCAACATAAAATTCAGATGGATTCCAATCATTAATCATTGCTTGAGAACCACTATTTGATCCTATGACCATTTCACCTAAACGTGGTTCGCCAGATAGAGTTGCTTCATCATAAAAATATTTAATAATATATCCTTCATCTTCTTGAGTTTCAAAAATATTACCACCAGCAGTTTCATTTTGATATTCATAAAGTTCACATTTGATCTGATATGTATACAATGTTCCAAACTGATAGAATGGAACTTCATGCTCTACAAATTTAATTTCAAATAAATTATCAGATAATGGGAAGTAAATTAAATCTCCTTCTTGTGGTCTATATCCAACTTCAATACCTTCAACACCAACCATTTGAACAGCGATGAAATCTTGAAACATTTGACGAGATAATGTCAAAGTAACTTCATCTGTTGATCGGATTCCAAATTTAGTTAAGATATCCCCATTACCTTGAAATCCCTCATAGTTTTCAAAGTATGCATAAGTTAAAAATGAATCATCAAATTCAGATATAATCTCTTCGTTTAAGATTGTATCTTTACGAATTAATTTTCTTGGAATGTATAAAATATCTAACCCAAACATTTTGATGAATTCCTCTACCAGCGAATGCTGTAAGAGTTGTTCATTTCTTGTACCGTGAGTAAAATAAGTATTCTTTGCCATCTTATCCGATCATATCTAGAGGTGGAAGTTCATACTTAGATGTCATCTCCTCTTCAATTTTTGCAAGTTCTCCAACTGCATCATCATATAATTGTCTGCCATTCATAGTGATTCCACCAGGAAGTTGTGCTCCTTGGAATTTGATGAGATTCTGTCCCCACTGCCTTTTGATTAGTGCAGTAGTATACAACTTTAAAAAGGGATCGTTGTAAACTTGCGAGTAAGATGATGGATCCAACAGACGATAGCAATCAATAATTACAAACTCTCCTTCATCAATTTGCTTAACATCAATATCCATATACAGACGATCTTGACGACGATTAAATCTGTAAGGAATAAATGATCCATTATTTAAAACCATATCTAGTGTCTCAAGATATGATTTAGTCATATAATAACTAAGAATATCAACTGAACCAAATTGATAAAGATCATTAAGGAACAGTTGATATTCTAATCCAAATAAGTTACTTCTAATATTGCTTCCTTTCACTCCAAATACTTTATTGACACCCAACACTTGTGGTGGAATATCGATATAGTTATCTCTTTCAATCCAATCAGTAGTATTGATTGTTGTTGTAGTGTTACTTGAAGTAAATCGAGTAACATCATCAGCAGTAAACTGATGCTTCAAGAACATCCTTTCTACACCATCAAAGTGGCGCTCTTGGAATAACTGAATTGCATCATCGATTAAATCATCAATCTGGTCATCATCTACGTTGATTTCCAGAACTGGTTTACCTAATCGGCGTAAGCAATATTGCTTTAATTCTTCTCTAGTTGTGGGTTGCGCCATTTATACGCATTAAAAAGTCCTCTACTATATTTAGCAGAGGACTAATTTATCAACCGTTAACGTGTCCTTGAATCAATTCTTCTTGACCAGAATTGAGTTCTTGTCCACCGTCTCCGTCTTGTTTCGCCATACGAAGTCCTTCAATGGCACCTTGCAATCTAAAGAACTCTTCTTTCTTTTGAGCGATTGCTCCGTCCATATCACGGATTTCGTCTACGAGATCTTTCAGGTTCTTTTCAAAACGCTTAATCATTTCGTCAATTGTCATTGGATCCTCCTATAAAATTGTATATTGGTCATGACACTTCTATTTATACATCAATCATCTGGGTCATCAATGTCCTCTGGTGGTTGTGCTTGACCATCAAACATGTTGGACTTGTTCTCGGGTTCTTCAGCAAGGAACGCTTCATATGTTGGATAATCATCTCCAGGGCGGCGATGTCTATCTGGTTCAAGGATAGTTCTACCTTCATCATCAGTCCAGTTTGCTTCTCTAATCTTAGCATCCTGACGTTCGGCAACAACCATCCAATCGATGGTGTCAGTACATGCAGGATCTTGTGCTTCGATAGTAACAATACCTGCTGCAGTGACTGTAGCACGAACTGGTGTCCATCCTTGGTTATTGACAACAAATACTTGAGGATCTCTACAAAGAAGTTCCCATGTACCTGGAGTCATTCCAACTGCAACGTCAATATTGACAGTAGCAGTTCCATTAACAAGTGCAACCTTATCTCTATAAATCAGATCAGGACGTGGACCCTCAACGAATGAGTGAACCAGATCTTTGGTTTCTGTAAGTTCAGGAAGTGGGTGTGGGATGCGGAACGTACCAGATCCCTTAGTCAGTGTACCTGCGTGGTATGCATCACCATTTGATCTGAAGTAGTGATAAAGGTTACCTGACCACTCACCGCAACTGTATCCAGAACAAGAGTAACCATAGATAGCAAATTCTTCATTGCTATCATCATTAAGGTGAAGTTCTAATCTAGAGACGTTACCAGATGGAGTTACAAATCTGAAACCGTATGGGTCAGAGTTTGTACCATAACCTGTCTGACGGAATCTAATAGTGTTAGTGGTGATTGTTGGAACACGCATCTCACCCGTGACATCCAAGTTAATACCAGACGCTGGGTTTGTACCGATACCAACACGACCAGAGAAGTAGTTCTGATCTTCATTTCTTACATACAGACCATAACGATACGACAAGTTAGTTGGATTATTTCCTGCACTATCTGTGGTGCCAACTGAGAATGTTAGTCCTCTAATATCGAAGTTGATGTACATGCCACGCATGTTGTAGCAGTTACCACCATCCATTCTGGTGTAAATATACGCACCGTAGGAAGCATTAACTGTAGTTCCTCTTACTCTCTCTTCAGCGTCAACACCAACTCTATTATAAGTGTAAATACCGCACTTCCAGTTAGTTCTAGAACTATATCTAGTATCTTGATAGTTATACCAACCGATCATCTGCCCAACATAACCAGCACCCTGAGAAGCAGAGTTCAATCCATTATATTGATCACTATTCATAACATACATGTTATCAACACGACCATTAGAATAGTTTCTATTATAATTTTTGAAACCATACATATTCACCCATCTACCACCGTAGATGTTATATGAAAGTGATCTAATACCCTCAGAATATCCAATATATGCATTCGCATAGTTTCTCTTATCAAGATAACCATGACGTGAATATGCATATGTCAGGTTTGGATACCAACTATCAAGGAACATGTCTTGTTGGTTACCATTAGCACCATACATGATAGCGCCATAGTTCTGCCAACTCATAGAGAAGTCAGAATATACACCAATTTGACCAGTGTTGGTAATATTGTATGTAGAACTTCTTGTGGTGTCTACATAGAGTGCTTTACCACGCTCACCTGTACCTGCACCATTAGCGGGAACGGTTGTCGAATAAGGCAGTGCAGTTCCTTGTGGTGGGAGATAGTAACAAGTAAATCTATCGTTCCAACCAACATCAAGAGCAACGTTTGCACCAGTGCCAGTGTTAAAAAGTCCAAGGCGATTCCAACGTCCTTTTACTCTTGCATTTGCTGGGCAATTGAATGTAAAGGTAGTATTTACAGTTCCACCTGCTTGCTCTGCAAAGTTATAAGTTCCTGCAGCAGTTGGAGTTTGAGTTGTAGCAAGTTCATCCCAACCTGGGTTTCTTACTCTTAAAAGGAATCTTTCTGGATATGGATTTGTATCTGAAGAATCTGGTCTATAGCAGTTAATGTTTCTATTAAATGTACCAGAGTTTGCCCAATCAGTATCACCTTCTCCACCATTGGTTCCACCTGCTGCTGTACCAAGACCAGTGTTTACCAGAGTTAGTCCTTGGTTATACATGAACTTATGACCTTCTGCTGCTCCAGTCATGGAGTTTGCAGTGGTTGGTTCAACATAAACCCAGCAGTTTTGATCTACGTTATTAAAAGTAAATACTCCAGTTCCAACACCATTTTCATCAAGAACTTCCGTTGCAGTTCTATTGTAGTTTAAAATCTCAATCTTAAGAATTCTATATCCGTCATCATCATAGTTTGCTCCAATAGGACCATACTGCTTTAATACATCTGCAGCAACAATCTTAGAGTCACCAGTGTTTACACCTTCACCTGTTGTAACAGAAGCAATGTTTGTATAGTAAATTGGTCTACCACCCTGAGTAGAACCTGAGGTTGCCTCAAAGTATCTACTCCAGTTTCTGTAGTATCCAACTGTTCTATGTAAATATTGAGTACGCCATGAATGCATTTGACGGTTATTGTAATAACCTAACCAATATGTCAAGGACCAACCCGAATTTCGGTAGTCCATTTGCCAATACCCACGAAGCATATCTGAAGTCGATGGACCCCAGTACATAATGCCAACATTGCTACGTAATCTTGTAGCACCATTTACATCGAGTTTTGCATAACCATCAAAACTACCAGTAAGATTAATAGCAGCTCTGTAACTATCAAGATAGAAGATATCTCTTAATTGTTCTGTAGAACTATCATAGTTTCTGCCGTATGCTCTAAATCTCCACTGCTCTGGTCCAATCTTATCAGATCTTGAACGCATCCAAAGTGCTTCGTTAGTACCACCAGATTGATTGGAAGGTACTCTCCATCTAAAATACCAATAGTTAGCATCAGTTTGAGTTGTAAATCTCCAGCGATACTCGCCATTGCTGGATCTTAATTCTGGACCTAGTTCTGGTTGGTTTGCATTTGACCCATTATCAAGAGTTACAATATCTAAAGGTGAGTTTGGTGCTGTTGTTTTAATGCCGACACGCTTGTCAGCACGAACTGACATAACAACCGCATCAGATCCTAGATTAGTTGTATTGTTTCCCGAATCGCCAGCATATACGTCTAATCTTTGACCAACACCTGAAACGTTTGAAGATGAAAATCCAGTAGAATATCTTGGGTTTGTATTATCAGGAAAGGTTAATACTGGGGATGCTGGATTTGCACTATCTGCATGAATATGTAATCTAGAGATTGCGCTAGATCCACCAACCGCAGTTTTACCACCATATGGTCCTAACTTTGCAATGCCATCTAATCCAGCAGACATAACTGGAATACCAGAAATGTCATTGGCAGCAAAGGAATCACCACTAGTAGTGTTAGTATCTAATGTAAACAGCTGACCTAATGCAGCATTAAAAGATATAGCATTGTCATCCAAAACTTTCAGAGTAATTGGATTATTATCAAATCCTTTAAACTCAATTTTTGGTTCTTCCGTGTCTCCCACATTGGGAGTTATTAAAATATCCTTGTCAGTATTTGCCATTAGATTTGGAGACCTTTTCCTAAAAAGTATTTATAATGCGCTGAAACGAGGAGCAAGGGCATTATAATTTGCCTTTACTTCGTTTTGGGATAATGCCTTAGTGTAGTAATAGTAATTTGCAACATCACCATTTAAATAATGCTGGAAGTGTCCATTTCTTCTCATAAGACGAATTACTGCACCCCCATCAACTCTGGGAATAAAATCTGTATCTTCTGCTGTCAATTGTCCATTGATATAAAATTTTAGATTTCCACTATTAGCACCATAGGTGCCCGAAGTTTGAGTAAATACAAAACAATAGTTTGTCCAGATGCTATAATATGCAGTAATATTAGGAGTCATTTGGGACCAACCATTTGTACCATTAGCACGAAAATAATCAGAAATTGGTTCTAAATGAATACCTCTTTCGTCACCACTTCCCTGTTTGTGAAACCAACCAACACCATTACCAGATTGAGTTCCAATAACTTTCAACCATCCATTTACAGTCCAACCATTGTTCCCTGGTGCTAATTCTGAAGAGTGATTGATAGTCCAGTGAGCACCATTAGTTGCTGTTGCATTAGGATCAGTACCGCCATATGTATTTTGTGGTCTATGTTCAAAATATCCTGCAGAATTCCAAGTTGAATATGAACCAGCATCAGTCCTAGTTGCATGATTATCATTTCCAGACAGATCATACCAAATATCACCAGTACCAGGATAACTCCTAGGATTGGTTGCATCTAAACATAATACTAAATTGTCTAAGACCATCTTGGTCCCGTGATATGCAGTCATAGTTCTAGTTTACCTTTTATATTTAGATGAAGCGAGCAGAGTACGCATCATATAATTGCTTACACTCCCTAGCATTTAATGCTTTGTCATGCCAAAAGAAAGAATTAAGTTTGCCATCAAAACGAAGACAGCATGGGTTTCTACCAATGTTTGGAGGACTTCCTTGCATAGTGGTTTGTGCTCCAAATGCACCAACATCTCCTAATAATTCACCATCATGATAAAGATATAATGTTGGACCATTACCATATTCGTTACCGCGATCAAACACTCCAGTTGCCAAGTGCCAGTTTCCATCACCAGTTCCAGCACTAGTAAATGCAATTCCTTCCCGATAAGCGAGACCCATCAACCAATAGTAACCTCCACTGGAAGGTCCAAATCTAAATCCATCTGCACTACCAGCATTAGCAACTAAACTAATTTGCCCACCAGAACCATCATGAGTAAACCAAAAAGAAATTGAAAAACTTCCAGTTCTGGTAAGACCCATTGAGTCCATATTTGCTGGTGAATTAAATCCCAAAGGAGCATTATATGATCTTGGTGTAGCATCTCCATTGTCGTTACCACCAAAGTCCCAATAATTGTGGTTTGGTTGTGTAATTCTTGGGACAGTTCCTACAATATCATAATGATTTTCATTACCACTTAAATCATAAATTTTAGATCCAGATCCAGGAAAACTGTTATCATTATTTGCATCCAATAAAATTTTCAAATCATCTAAAGGGACTCTCGTCCCATATACAGTACTCATTCCTGAACCTCCTTAATTTCCATTTCTACTTCCATCTTAGGAACATCCTTACGCTCTGCTTGTACAAAGTAGAACGCCGCCCCGCCACCAGTCGTGACTTTATTGTCAGCGACATCAATTACCCAGCGATTGCCAGAGTCACCAATTGCAGTCAGTTGAACTGTAATGGTGTCTTCATCAACAAGTTGTAACCAGTAATCTGGTAATGTAATTACACCATCTGTGACACGTCCTCTGACGTATACACCATGTTCTGGACCCTCAAGTGAACCATGCTGAAGTTTGTAATTTTCCTTAGTTGGGTGATCGATAAGGAAGGACTTACTCTTAGCAGAGAAAGTACCGTTAACAGTCAGTGTGTGCGTAGGAACGTTTGTTCCAGTGTACATACCAACTCTTGATGTTGTTACATCAGCAGCATCAGATCTTTGATACATGCTGAATACATAATCACCATTACTATTAGTAATTCTAAAGATATCATTTGGTGAAGATGCACCGTCATTAAAGAGAACCCATCTAGTGGTTCCTTGACGTGCAAACGCCATACCAATGTCTCTGTCAAACGCATTATCGAGAGTTAAGAATGATGGATAACCACTATCAACATCAAAGTTCTTAAAGAGAACGCCTGCACCAGATGCTGCTTGATTCCAACCTGCACCACCAGAAGCATTAACCGTAAGTTTTGATGTGATGTTTGCAGCAGTGACTCCGATACCTACGTTACCATTGTAACGGATTCTAACTCTCTCATAGAAAGTAGTATCACGTACACCAAATACTAAGTCAGTTTGATAATCACCTGCCTTAACTGCAGCAATTCGTGCAGAGGAGATTCTTGCACCATCAGATGCTCTACCTGCTTGTAACCACAGACCAGCAAACGTTGAGGAGTTTCCTGCTTCAGTATTATATACTGCAAGTTCTTGTGGATATGGTTCGTATGAATATTGACCAGTAACACTTGCTGACCATGCAGTTGAATCAGTAACTTGCTGCTTCAACTGACCAGTCAAAGTACCACCAGACAGTGGTAAGTTCTCAGAAGCAGAACCAATCAGATCACCATAAGCATAGTTAAATCCAATGTTGCCATTTGAATCTCTGATTACACCCTTACTATTTGCTCCTGTATCATATACTTGGTTGACTGAATCAATACCAACACCAAAGGTAATGTTACCTGCGTGCCAAATGTTATTACCATTGACTTGAGCAGCATTTGCCTGGAAGTTGATAGTACCAGTACCAACAGTAGAAGTACCGCCAGTAGCAATAATCCTTACATCATAACCATCTGGGTTTGGATCACCACTTGGAAGTGTGAATGCGTTACCACTTGAATTGAATCTAATCTGACCAGATCTTGCTTCACTTTCGTTACCAAGAGTAATTACTGGATTGCCAGTACCATCGGTATGTAACTTATGCTTATTAATTGAATATGCATTAGATGATGTAATTCCAAAGTCAGCAATTGGGAAGTATGTTGCAGGTTCTACTGCAGTACCAAACTTAACAACAGTATTGTTTAAGATACCTGAGATGAGTTCTGCAGTTACTCTAGTGTGAGATAACTGAGAGGATCTCAACCATGTTACTCCATTTTGAGATCCATCAGCTGGACCATGAATTGGAATAATGTTTGGACGTGGACTTACATATGTAAATCCAACACTACCATCAGTTGCAGTTCCAGTATTATGAGATGGTCCATTACCAGATGATGAAGTTGTACCAGCAGTAGTTACCTCATACAGGTTCTGATTAGCAATTACTAAAGTACCAATACCCAGAACTAAATTATTATCATATACTTTTGGAGTTCTGATGAACTCATCAGTATTATAGATGTTGTTATTGTATTGAACTTCTCTACTTGGTGGAATACCAGTAGAAACAAATCTAAAGGCAGCAGTACCATTTGTAACGGTTCCACTTGTATGTGAAAGTGAAACTGTTCCAGATTCACCTGCAGTAGTTACTTCATAGAGATATACATCTTCTCCTAATGTTCCAGCAATGATGCTATAAACTAATTGACCCTGAGTGTATAAAGTTTCTGGATCAAAATCGACTGCAGTTACTGCACTATAACCAACTTCCCATACGTAATTTGCTTCATACTCTGGAACTACATCAAGAATGTTAATAGTACCCTGGTTAACATTAGTATCAGTGTACAGATTCAAAGTGAAGAATGTTTGACCTAATGCATTTGCACTGGAACTTCCAGTGTCAAGCATTTGAAGGTCATCTGCAGTAAGAAGAAGGTTATCAATAATAAATTCATAAATGGAACCATTATTAATCTGAACATTAGGATTAAATCTAGTAATACTAACTGAATCAGTAATGCTCTTTGGTGACAAGTTACCAGGCAATCTTCTATTGCTTAAGTAACCATAATTCATGTTTGTTCCTGATCTTAAGAAGGTATCTGATTTACCTCTTAAAAATCCTGCATCTAAATCAGATCCTGCACCATCATTTCCACTAGACCATAACTTATACCAAGAACTCCACTGGTTAGCACTAACTGTAGCAAGAGTTGCAGTTAATTCTGCTCCAAGAGAACCTGCGTAGTCATATACAGCAGTTCCACTTGTTGCTTGTGCTGTTCCGCTAGTGTGTGATGGTTCTTGAGTTCCTGAAGTACCTGCAGTAACTACATCATACAATCTTCCAAAACCAATCGTTTCTGGAACATATACTTTTTGACCAATATTATAAGATTGACCAGATGCCCATCTTACCCAACCAGAATCATATTGACGACCATTATCTACACCAAATATATTGGTTGGAAGTACGCAAGTGAATGTTGGAGGTGCATTACCAGTAAGGTTATATCCATAACCAGTATCAACAATAATTACTGAAGTGATCTTGCCATTAGTTCCAACGGTAATATTTGCTTTAAGACCATGACCCTCACCACCACCAAGTTCTACTGCCTTGTATTCGCCAGGAGTATAACCATTACCTGATTTTGTAATTGCAATGGAACCAACAAAGTTTCCACCATGACCGCGAATCCACTGGTTATTGTTATCAGTAAATGCAAACTGAGTGATTGCATAACCATCAAATGTTGTTCCAGTACCGATACCTCTTCTGGTTGTATACTTGGTATGATCAGTTCCGCCGTCTAAAAGACCATCATCGGTGTTCTTTTTCCATGCAGCAGATGTACCAAGAGGTGCGTTAGATGGTGCAAGAGTTTGCTGTCTAACGTCAGAGATTGTAAGATTCAGTGCAGTACCTGCTTGACCCGTAATATCAATGATATATTCGCCAGAAAGGTAGTCAGGACCAAGAGTACCCGCATCAATGTTAGATGCGTCTGTATAGAACTCTTTATCTTCTCCATCGAGTTGGTCAGCATCCAGACCAGATCCTGCACCTTCTTTCAGAGTAATTGCACCATCTGGACCAAAGTTCCACTGCTCTTTGTAGAATCTCCAAACACCCAAATTACTAAAGTCATCACCAGCAATGGTTAAGTTATCACCACGTTTGATGTCAATTGTAATATCATTAAAGATCTTAGATGTATCTGCAACTTTTGCTTCCAGATCTGCATCATCGTCTCCATTTGGATTCGTGATTGCTGCAGGTAATGTTGTAATTGAGAAGTCAGCGTTATAATTCAGACCACCTTCTACAACAGCAACTCTTGAAATTACACCATCTGCAATAGTTGCGGTAGCGGCAGCACTGTTACCAACACCAGTGAATTCAATGTTAGGTGCGGAAGTAAATCCACTACCACCATCAAGAATTCTAATCTCGGTAACTGAACCATTGGTTGTAATTGCTTTTGCAACAACATTAACCAAAACATTTCCGTTGCCATCTTTGAAGATGACTGTTGGTGGTTCTTCAGCAAATACAACTGGAGTAACGTTTTCGTCAACAACAAGGCGATAACCAGTACCACCGTTGGTGACTGCGATACTCTTGACGGCACCATCACTAACTGTGAAGTCAGCAAGGAATCCTTCTCCTGCTCCACCAACTACTTGCTGAGATTGTAAAGTTCCTGTTCCTCCACCCAAAGTAGAAATACCATAATTTTCACCACCGTCAATAATTTCAACAGATCCAATATATGTACTTCTTTGATTTGAAGAACTGATAACAAGTGGTGTCTCTGCAGCATTCTTTCTGATAGAAGAAACAACAGGAACGAACTTAGAATCACCTCTCAGATAAGTGTTAGAACTTGCTGGGTAATTAGAAGTGATGTTTGCTAATCTTGCTGGATTGATAATACCAGTGGTAATAGAACCAGCGTCAATGTTAGTTGATGTTAACTGAACCCAGTTTGATTCAAGTTGACCAGAAGTATTAACTACGTTAGTAACTGCTACAGTTTGAGGTGTACCACTAAAATCTTGAATATCATCTGCAACTGCAAATTTAACATTACCAATTAAAGTAACATGTAATCTACTTCTAATTGAAACTGTAGCACTTGCACCAGTTCCACCAGTTCCAGTGTTATCAATATTAAGAACTGGTACTGAAGTATATCCAGAACCTCTGTTAGTAACGTTGATAACCGAAACACGGTTATTGTCAATTTGTGCAGTAACAGTTGCTTGCGTTCCGACGTATTCAAAATCTACAGTTCCATCAGTTTGGGTTCCAGATGTATGTGAAGGTCCACTTCCAGAAGTCGCAGAAGTTCCATTAGTTGCTACTGTATACAGGTTGCCGCCGTTTGCAATTTGCTGACCTGCAGTATATACTGTGTTATTTGCATACTCAATACCAACTGTAATTGTAGGTGCTGTTGTATAAGAATTACCACCACTAATAATACTTACATTTGGAGAAAGTTCACCGTGAGTATACTCAATAACAGTACCTTGTGCGGTACTTGGTGAACCACTTACAACATCATTTACACTAAAGGTATATGATGCATCTGGGGTAAACTCAAGAATTTGAGCATAGGTATCATTGTTCAGAATGTAGGAGATATTGTTTGGTGCCAATTGAATTACAATGTCACCTGCAAGTGCTCCTTCAAGATCAAGACGTGCCTGAAGGTCTGCAACAGTAAAGACGTTAAATGGTCTCAGTGCTGGAATCTGGTCAATATTAATACGACCAGTAGAATCTAACTGTACAAGATTACCTGGGGATGGAGTTGTACCATATGGTTTGTTCTTGTAGTTACCATAGTTATTGGTAATGTATTCTCTGATAGATGCCTGAGTTGCCAGAATTCTATCGCTATTCAGTTCTGTAGAACCGAGAGTAATATCACCAAGTTTCTCATCTCCAGAGAAACCAACAATTTCAATATCACCACCCTTAATCTTCAGGAACGCAACTTCTTCGATTTCAACAGTACCACCGAAGGTGATGTTACCAGTTCTGTTCTCAATGTTAGCGAAGTAACCAACCTTGAAGTTACCAAGTTCATCAGTACCTGATGCATAAACACGACCATTCTGTTGTGATACCTGTTCGTAATCTGCAGTATCTTCCGATCCTCTCTTACCACCATTCTGTGGAAGAGCATTGTAGTCAACACCAGAACCTGAGAATTCCCAGGTGTGTGAGGATGAGTTACAAATAGATGGTCTATGAAGATTGATCGGGTGATTAAGTAACTTGTAACGAGTTGAGTTATCAAGTAAGAATTGACCATTATCTCTTACTGCACCAGATGGAAGTGGTGTTGTAACTGTTGGGTTATCAAGAATTTCATCAATCAGGGTATTCAGGGTATCGATTGCTGCCTGAACGTTAGCACAATCAGAAGTGCTATACAGATCAGAAGCAGTTCCTACTGCACCTGCAGGTGATGATACATCATGAATTACTGCAAGATCAATATATGGTGCAACAGTTGTATACTGTGCAACATAATATCCAGCAGTTGTTTCTGCTCCAGTCAGGGTAGTTCCAATTTCTCTGAGTTGATTGTTAATTGCTTTCTTACACAGAGATACTGCTTCATCAAATACTGCCTTTGTTCCTGCAGCATATCCAGTAATATGTGCAACTGTATTGTTTTCAATATATGACTTACCTGCATCCCAAGTAAATGCGTTACCATCATCTCTGATGTCATCTGCAATCGCCTGAACAATCAGTTCAGTATCTCTAATACACTTAGCATAATTTGCTTGGAATGAATATACGTTGCTATACAGAACAGTATAGAATGCTTCTTCTGCAATGTACTTCTTGTTATTTTCAATAAGAACAGCAGCATCTGTATATCTATTTTCATTACCAATTAGATACATTTGAGCATCTGCTTGTACTAATGCATCTGTATTGGTTGCTTGAATAACAGCATCAATAAAGTATTCTGGATTATTATTGCCTGATCTCAGAACGGGTTTGATGCCATCAACTTTAATAATATAGTGCTCTCTTGGTTCTGAATTTAATTGACTAATATCAAACGTTGGTACACCAATTAAGTCAAAAGTGACATCATCGACTTTACCAATATCAAAAGAATATGCGTTTTCTCTGAATCCAGTTGCTCTCAGTGAGAAAATACCAAAGTTAGATGCTGAGTTGGTCAGGGATGCATATCCACCACTTTCAACAACACAACCATCATAAGTAAAGATACAGAAGACCGAAACCAACTGGGTGTAACCATCATTGATGACTCGATAACCTACACCACCGAAAGAGATGATTGTAAACGCAGCAGCAACCATCGACTTACCTTGTGGTGGCAGTCCAGGTCTGATAACGTTAGGATCAGCAACCTTAGCACCGTCAATCTCACATCCAGATCCACCAA